CTCTCATGCAGTATCTCAATACAGGGGACTACCTGACTCGTCGCGCTACAGCCGTTGGGATCCAGTCGAGTGGCTTGATCCGATCCGAAGAAGAAGTCCAGCAGATGAACCAGCAGCAGCAACAGGCTGCGCTACTTCAAACTGCTACCCCAGAAGCCATCCGGCAGATGGGAAACCAGATGAGTAATGGAGGCGAGTAATGGGTGAACAGCACTCTGTTCAGATCAATGATGTCGGTGTCCCGGATCAGGCTCCTACCCCTGATTCAGAACTGAGGGACGCCGTCGCTCAAGCAGAGCAAGCTCCCCAAGAGCAGGCTGAGGCGCAGGTTGAGCGACCCGAGTGGCTTCCTGAGAAGTTTCAGTCTCCCGAGGATCTTGCGAAGGCTTACGGAGAACTGGAGGGCAAGCTGTCCTCTGAAGGCCAGCCGGATGCACTCGGCGAGTTCCACAAGGAATACGAAGAGAGCGGCAAGCTGGGGGACGAAAGCTATGCCAAGCTGGAAAAGCTGGGCATTACTCGCGAGATGGTAGATGTCTACATCGCCGGGTTCCAGGGCGCTCAGACTCAAGAGGCCGACGCTGTCTACAGCATTGCAGGGGGCAAGGAGCAGTTTGAAACGATGGCTGCTTGGGCCGGGGGCAACCTTGCTGAAGGCGAGGTTAGCACTCTGAATGAGATGCTGGGTCAGGGCGGTGAGTCGGCAAAGATGGCGACCCAGATGATTAAGAGCCGCTACGACCAAGTTCACGGCAAGGAAGCGTCGCTAATTCAGGGCAACGCATCCACGACCAGCCGGTCTGCCTTCCAGTCTTACCATGAGCTTATGCAAGCTATGGGCGACCCTCGCTACAATTCGGACCCGGTCTACCAGAAGCAGGTTGCCGACCGTCTGGCCGTTAGTAAGGAGCTACTGTAATGCGTTGGATTCTTTTGGCGGTTGTCGCGGCCTGCCTGACTAGCTGTGGAATGCTGGATCTACAACAGCAAGAAGCAGCGGTTGCAGTGGCCGACCAACTACTGGTTTCGGGAGTTATCTCTCAAGAACAATGGGAGGGTTTGGTCGAGACCATTCAGTCCCAGGTGACCCCAGGTTTCGACTGGCGGATGCTAATCGAGACGGTGGCTGCGGGTCTCCTTGCTTATTTCGGGGTGCGCGTTGCACCTCCGCGTCGTCGTATTCAGAATGAAGTCGTGTCGATGTTAGCGGCACAGAAAAACTTGAAGGGTGAATAATGCCAGCAAAAAATCAACGAGCCTACGGCAGCAAAAAGAAAATGCCGATGATGGAACTGCCTAAGAAGAAGGCTTCCAAGAAGACGACCAAGAAGGCCATGCCTAAGAAGAAGAGTCGTGGCCGCTAAGAAAAAGGGACTCTATCATAATATTAACCAGAAGAGAAAACGCATTGCAGCCGGTAGCGGCGAGAAGATGCGTAAGCCTGGTTCTAAGGGTGCCCCGACGGCAGAGGCGTTCCGTCAGTCCAAGAAGACTGCAAAGAAAAAGAGGAGATAGTAATGGCTATCGAGCGAGGCGGTGAAAAGTTCTCGGGCTACAACAAGCCCAAGAGAACACCCGGTCATAAAACGAAGTCCCATGCTGTCCTGGCTAAGTCAGGCGAGCAAGTCAAGCTGATCCGCTTTGGTCAGCAAGGCGTCAAGGGGTCTCCTAAGGGATCCGCTCGAAACAAATCATTCCGTGCGCGGCACGCCAAGAACATATCTAAGGGAAAGATGTCGGCGGCTTACTGGGCTGCACGGGAGAAATGGTGATGTGTGCCGTCCCATCAAAACTGTATCGAGACCCCAAGTTTGGGGGCGATAAGAAAAAGAAGCGCGGTCTTCGCGCCATCTTTTTCCCAGGTGGTGGCCTAAATGAACTCTACGAGCGCATGAAAGGTCGCCAAAGCATTGAGGGGAGCCTGGACGAAGCCAAGGCAGAGCAGCAGCGTCGGTTGAATCCCGCGCCGCGTCGCGCTCCCCGCATTTAATCGTATTCAAGTCCAGAGGTATAGAAGGAACCTCTGGCGCACCTAGCTTACGGGCTGGTGCGGTGTCTGCCCCAAGGCCCGCAAGGACAACCTTGGCTGAGAACAGACCGCAACCGCAGAAGCGTAGGGATCTGTAGCTCCTTCTGCTTTACCCACGTTTTTTCATAGAGGAAAATCACAATGGTTGTGAATCCCATTACCCATCCTGGAGCCAACAACGGTGGCTCAAACAAGCAGGAACTCTTCTACAAGCTCTGGGCTGGTGAAGTCCTGACGGCTTTCCACCGCGAGAACAAGCTCCTCGGTCTGACCCGGAGCAAGACGATCTCGTCGGGCAAGTCGGCTGCGTTCCCGATCACGGGCGTCGCCACCACGGCTTACCACACGGCGGGCGAGTCGGTCTACGGGACGGATAACTCCCAGACCAGCACCTACCTGTCCAACATCCGTGGCAAGGAGATCGAAATCTTTGTCGATGATCCGGTGGTTTCGGGCGTCTTCGTCCCGGAGATTGACCGCCTGATGAATTACTTTGATGAACGATCTGTCTACACGGCTGAGGTCGGCGCGGCCCTTGCCGAGCAGATGGACTCGAACATCCTCAGCACTCTGCAAGCTGCTGCTTACAAGGATCCGGCGGATGTCAACCCGACGGGTGTCACCAACATGGCTACCGCTGACAAGCGGGCCACCATTGCTTCGGAGACGGGCGCGAACATCGCCACCCGTATCTTCGACATTGCTCAACTCTTTGATGAGCACAGCATCCCGAAGATGGGCCGCACCGTTGTCTTGAAGCCGTCGGCTTACCACAAGCTGGCAAGTGTTCAAGACTTGGTGAACAAGGACTTCACCAGCGGTCCTGGTGACACCACGAAGCGCGAGATCATGTCGGTCGCGGGCTTCAACGTCGTCATGTCGAACGCTTTCCGTTCGGGCGATGATGATGAGGTGGCGGCTCCGGGTGTCCGCAACGATCCCTGGGGTTCGGTGGGCATCGGCTACAACGCGGACTTCACCAAGCAACTTGGTGTTTGCTTTGTGCCGGATGCAATGGCTACCGTTCGCCTCAAGGAGATCGGCGTGGATGCCGAGCACTCGGTCGAGCGTCGTGGCGACCTGATTCTTAGCGATTACATCGCGGGTCACGGCACGCTGCGTCCTGATTGCGCTGCGCTGATCCAACTCGCCTAATCTTTGAATAGCTCAGGAGGCTCCGTATGGTTGTTGAAATAGATAGTGCTGGCCCCGGCGACGAGTCGTATCGCAGCACCCGCTTTACCGCAAAGATCAACAACACGGAGTCTTTTGTCTACGGTCATACTGAGACGGTAGACATGGACACAATCGTTTGGACTAAAAACGATTCCGTGGAGCACTCCTGGGTTAAATACGGATCAGACGAGGAAGTTACTCTAGTTGTCTCGAAGGCAGACGGAACTGATATCACATCTGCCACGGTATACCCTAAGAACACTCGGTTTACTCAGCGGATTGCTTACGGATCTCTCTTCCTAACGGTCATTCCGAATACAACTTTGTATGTGGAGATCAACGGGGACCGTAAGCATACGCTGTCAGTCATTGGGCAGAGACCTAAGCCAAAACTAGCTACCACCCATACCGACTGGACAACTAGAGAACTTCCCGTATCTAGCGTAGACACTGGACTCAACGTCATCACGGTCAGCAACCACGGGATCCCTACGGGCGATTACCAGCGCGTTGCCTTGAACACTACAGGCACCCTACCGGCTACCAGTCAAGGAACTTTGAAGGCCAACCACGATGTGGTAGCCGTAGCTGTCAGCGATAGCATCTTGGCTCTGGTTGACTCGGATGGCATCTCCATTCAGTTTAGCTCGGCGGGCACCGGGACGCTGACGATGTCCGTGATGGACCACCTAACTGGAGGGACTCTATACTTCTCCCGAGGCATCCACCACATCGGACGGGGGTTTCGGGTTGAGTCAAATACCACGCTCTACTTTGACGAAGGCGCTGTAGTTATTGGGAGTCTGGATCTCCGGCGCCACGTAGGAGCGTCAGTTCCTACCGATGGGACTGCAATGACCCAGAACGTCAGCATTGAGGGACCGGGGATCCTGTCGGGAACCTACATCCGTCGGGCAGACGTAGACACGAGCGCAGGACAGTATAATAGTCTAATTCCTTACGTTGCAATAGATGGTCGTGTCTTTGGGCCGGGAAACGTGCGAATGCCTACGACCAACAGAGTCTTCGGCACAACCATCCTTAAGCCTGCGTTCTACTGCAATGTTCAGGGCATCGGAGACTTCAACCAGTGCTCGTTTATATCCCCTTGGACGTTTAACGCAGATGGGTTTATGCCTGTCTCTCGATCTACTGGCGAACTAGGTTTTGTTCGCGACAGCTACATGTTTGCCGGGGACGACGGCATCAAGCTAAAGCACCGCAGCGCAGGCCCGCTTTATGCCACTAGAACCTTCATCGTTCAGACGGCCAACTCATCTATTCACTTTGGGGCAAGGCCGCAGTCTTTTGAAACTACAGACCAATACAGAGTGATGGTCGATGATATTGACATCCTGTATTTAGCAGAAGCCGATCAAGGCGGCGAGCAGAACACTTCGGGAAACGCTCCCGACCCAGCTTTGGGTGCTCGCTGTATTATCAAGTCGTTGACTGATGGCTTTGATGGCGACCCTGCTTCGGAAGAAGACCAGACAACTATGGGTGTTCGTCACGTTATCTTGAAGAACATTCGCATCTGGGATACTGCCTGCGTTGGTCGCCCAATTTGCTTAGGAAACCTCCGCTATCCTTTTGGCGGCGCTGCAAACATTGGAAGCCAAAGAGACCTGCACGGTAATACCGGGTTCTTTGTTTTCGATAACATCTTTATTGAAGGCAGTCCGCCTAACAAGTCGGGTCTTTATGACCACGATGAAAACAACACCGCGAGCAATGTCACGATCAGAAACATGACTGTAGGTGGCACCCGCGTTACCGCAGAAAACCAATCTACATTCTGGGAGATTGACTCAAACGTATACAACGTGACGTTTGATACTCCCCAGGTCACGGACCCCTACGAAGGAGGCCAGTAATGTTGTCGGAACTGGAAGCAGTAAACACCATGCTGTCCGTCGTCGGGCAGTCCCCGGTCTCCAGCCTTAGTGGTGCGATCTCCCCCGATGTGGAGTTAGCCAAGCATATCCTCCGCTCCACCACCAAGGCAGTGCTACTGCGCGGTTTCAACTTCAACCGCGAAGAGAGGGAGCTAGCCCCCGATAATGACGGCAAGATCCGCATTCCCGAGGGAACCCTACAGATTGATTTGGATCCCAACGAGACTTCGATGACTCGGGACTACAAGATCACCCACCGGGGCGACTTCCTCTACAACCGCAAGGGCAACACCTACGTTTTCAGCAAGAACATTCCGGTTGTCCTGACAATGGATTTGGAGTGGCGTTACATCCCCGAAGTGTGCCGCAAGTATGTTGAGGCCCGTGCTTCCCGAATCTTTGGGGAGCGGCTAGATGCAGACGCGCTTCGCCAACGTAGCGCACAGGAGTCTGAGTTTAACGCGCTGTCTGCTCTTCAAGCTCACGAACTAGAGGATTCAGACTTTACCATGATGGCAGATTTTAACTCCCAATTCATCACGCGACGGGGGCTTTAATCTATGTCCACAAGAGGGCCGCTATCTGTATCGATTCCCATACCAACACTGACGGGCGGTGTTAGCTCTCAGCCCGACGCGCTACGTCTGCCTCAGCAAGCCGAAGTATCGACTAACGCCGTAGCATCTGTGGTGGAAGGACTACGTAAGCGACCACCATCGGAATACTGCGGAGTTATGGTGGGTTTTCCTAGTGGAGAGTCCACTACCCACGTAGCCAAGGATACAAGCGGAGACTACCTTATCGCCACGAATGGTAGTTCCCTGCAAGTTTACGATATTGACGATCCGTCTGATACTAAGACTATCCGCAACAATCTAGGGGGGATCGCTTCTGGTTCTGATTTCAACTACCTCAGCACCCCTGCTCCCAGGTCAGACCTCAAGTTTCTGACGTTGGGTGACTACACTGTAGTTCTTAATTCTACCAAAGTCACCGCAGAGTCTAGCGACACCGTGACTACTTGGGACGCAAGCATCGCAATACTGCAAGTCAATTCTGGCGCTTACAGTAGTGTTTATGAAGTAGAGATTACGGATCCCACTAACAACCAAAGTATTACGGTTCAACTAGAAACTTGGGGAGCAGACGGAAGCGATCCAAATGGGGGATCTACAACGAGCACGTCGTCAGCAGAGCAAAGCATCCGAACCAAGGCTATTGCTAAAGGCATTTTTGAACTCCTCGACACTGGCCAATCTACTTACATCGGCAAGACTGTAGTGATCGCGGGTATATCGGGTGGTCTACCCTCTACTGACTGGGATGTTCAACACAGCGGCAGCACTATCAGCATCCAGCGGCTAGACGGGACGCCCTTTGAAATGCGCGTGACTGATGATCGGGGCGATACGCTGATGAAAACAGCCCACCGATCCGAGCAGTTATTCTCGGATTTGCCGGTGCATGCTAGGGTGGGCATGGCTGTAGAGATTCTCGGCAACCCCGAGGATGTTGCAGCTTCGTATTGGGTTGCGTTCCGAGACACTCAA